TAATAAAGAAGATAGAGTTTTAATAGTAGTTCCTACAACTTCATTAGTAGAACAGTTATGTGGAGACTTTGATAGTTATGGATGGTCTTCTGATGAATATTGTCATAAGATATATTCTGGTAGGGAGAAGTATACATCCAAACCAGTAACTGTCACAACATGGCAATCAATATATAAACTACCTAAAAAATATTTTGAATCATTTGGATGTGTTATAGGAGATGAAGCTCATTTGTTTAAAGCAAAATCTCTTATTAATATAATGACCAAGTTGCATAACTGCAAACATAGAATAGGTTTTACTGGAACACTGGATGGATCTAATACAAATCAATTAGTACTAGAAGGATTATTTGGTTCTGTTAATAAGGTTATTAAAACTAAGGAATTAATTGATAAAGGATTCTTAGCTAAATTAAATATCACAGTACTTTTATTACAACATGAAAGTATGGTATTTGAATCGTATCAGGATGAAATGGATTATATTTGTACAATGGATAAAAGGAATAAATTCATTCGTAACTTAGCATTAAATCAAGAAGGAAATACATTAATACTCTTTGCTTACGTAGAGAAACACGGTGAGGTTCTTTTTGATATGATAAATAGTAATGTATCGTCAGATCGCAAAGTCTTCTTTGTTCATGGAGGAGTTGATACTGAAGATAGAGAACAAGTAAGATTAATCACGGAGCAAGAAAACAATGCTATCATCATTGCGTCCTATGGGACTTTTAGTACTGGTATCAATATTAAGCGTCTTCACAATATCGTGTTCGCAAGCCCCTCAAAGTCCAGAATCAGAAACCTCCAAAGTATTGGTAGAGTCCTTAGAAAAGGTACTGGAAAAGAAGTAGCAACATTATACGATATAGCCGATGATTTCTCCAAAGGAGAAAGAAAGAATTATACTTTAAATCATTTAGTTGAGAGAGTTAAAACTTATTCTCAGGAGAATTTTAATTATGAAATTATTCCCGTTAACTTCAGGAGAAAGAATTGATGCAGCACCAAGAATTTACAGGCATTATAAAACTTATAACTAATGAAAGCATCATTGGTAAAGTTTTGGTGTGTGATGGTGAAGAAGATGGATTTGTGATTGAGTATCCATTTGTCGTAACTGAAACTCAATTACAAACTCCTGGCGGAGATATGGTAAAACTTGATTTGCGCCCTTGGGCTAAGTTCTCTAAAGAAGAAATGTTTTTCATAGAAAGAACAAAAACGATCACAGTATATGAATCAGATGATCGCTTATTAAAAATATATCAAAGAACTTTAAAGAAATATTTAACTTACGTTGAAGATCCAAATCAACGTCCAGACACAGATATTAATAGATTAGATTTAACTGAAGAAATGGGGTTTAAAGTAAAAGTACAGGACGCTAGGAACTGTTTAGAAAAGATATTTAAAGATTCTTAAAAAAGGCTATATCAACCCTTGAACCCTGACAGAGTTATTCTACAGGGAATTTAGCCACTTGTCAAGTCTTTTGAAATGTGTTATAGTATGTACACCTAGAAAGGATATAATGGCTGCAAAGAAAAAAGAACATTATGTGAATAATAAAGAATTCTTAGAAGCGATGGTCGTATATCGAACTAAGGTAATTAAAGCTCGTGAAAATGAAGAACCGAAACCAAAAGTTCCTGAATATATTGGTTCTTGTTTTTTAAAGATAGCTACACATTTATCATATAGACCGAATTTTGTCAACTATATGTTTAAGGATGACATGATTTGTGATGGTATAGAGAATTGTTTGCAGTACATTGATAACTTTGATCCAGAGAAGTCAAAGAACCCTTTTGCTTATTTTACACAGATAACTTATTTTGCCTTTTTACGTAGGATTCAAAGAGAAAAGAAACAGCTTGATATCAAGACACGTATATTAGAGAAGTCTGGATTTGATGAAGTCTTTAGTGCGGATTCATCTGCAATGGGATATGATTCATCTCAGATGAATAGTATTAAAGAGACTCTTGAAATCAAAGTGAATAGATGACAATAGCAATTATAACTGATCAACATCTAGACGGTAGAAAAAATTCTAAAGTCTTCTGGGATTATTTCCTGAAATTTTATGATGATATATTTTTCCCTGCCTTAGATAAGTATAAGATAAAAACAGTATTAGATCTTGGAGATACTTTTGATAATCGTAAGAATATAGATCTTGCTGCTTGGTATAGAATAAAGAAACATTATTTTCAAAGATTATATGATCGTGGTATACAGGTTAAAATGATCATTGGAAATCATACTGCATACTATAAGAATACAAATAGAATTAATACACCAGAGTTATTATTAGATAGAGCATATGATAATATAGAAATCATTACAGAGATTCAAGATCTTGTTGTAGAAGGAAGAAAGATTACATTTATACCTTGGATTAATCAAGAGAATGAAGAACATGTCTTTGATCATATTAATAGAACTAATGCAAAGATTGCTATGGGTCATCTTGAGATAAATGGTTATCAAGCTTATCCAGGCCATTTCTTTCGTGGTGGTAATATAGATCAAGATTTATTCTCTAAGTTTGAACATGTTTTATCTGGACATTTTCATCATAAATCTGAAAGAGGAAATGTTAAGTATCTTGGCAATCCTTATGAGATGTATTGGAATGATTATGCTGACGATAGAGGATTCCATTTGTTTGATCCTGAAACAATGAAGTTGGGATTTATTAAAAATCCATATAGAATGTTTAGGAAAATATTTTACGATGATACTAAAACAAATTATAATACTATGAACTTAACTGAGTATGAAAATACTTATATTAAATTGATAGTTAATAAGAAAAAAAGTAATTTTGCTTTTGAAAAATTTGTAGAAAGATTATATGATATAGGTATTCATGATCTTAAAATTATTGAGGATCAATCATTAGATTTTGAAAGTGCTGATCAAAGCATTGAATGTGAAGATACGTTATCAATTTTAAATAAATATGTAGAGGATACTGAAGATATACAATGTGATAAGAATAGTATAAAAGATATTATTAAATCCATCTACGTAGAAGCCTGTGAGGTACAATAATGTTTATACTCACCATGAAAGAGAAAGATGAAGCTGAAGGAGCTTATGCTGTAATCACAGAACATGGTGAGAAGGTGCTGCAATTATTTCAAAATGAAGATGATGCAGTAAGGTATATGGGTCTTTTGGAAGCAGATGATTTTCCAGACATGGCTATAGAAGATATACCAGATGAAGAGGCCATTGCGGCATGTAGAAGATTCGGGTATAATTACGTTATTATTACCCCTGATGACTTTGTAATCCCCCCCAAATTTGAATCACATGATTTTATTTAAAAGCGTTTCCTATAAAAATTTCCTTGCTGCTGGTAATAACCCTATTAAAGTTAATTTAGATTCTCATGGTACTACTCTGATTGTAGGACAGAATGGGGCTGGTAAGAGTACTATTATTGAAGCAGTTGTTTTTGCATTATTTAATAAATCATTTCGTAAGATTAATAAGAGTCAGTTAGTCAATAGTATAAATGAAAAAGATTGTGTAGTAGAAGTTGTATTTTCTATTGGATCAGTTGAGTGGAAAGTTAGGCGTGGTATAAAACCATCATTGTTTGAGATTTATAAGAATGATAATCTATTGGATCAGTCTTCACATGCAGCTGATCAACAGAAGTGGCTTGAACAATCTGTTTTAAAATTAAACTATAAGTCATTTACTCAGATTGTTATACTGGGTAGTGCATCTTTTGTACCCTTTATGCAATTGAGTGCTCCAGTAAGGAGAGAGATTATTGAGGATCTATTAGACATTCGTATATTCTCTACTATGAATGTATTATTAAAAGAACGTATTAAGAGTACAAATGATGTTATAAGAGATAGTGAACGTAGTATATCTTTTATAAAAGAAAAGACTGAGATGCAAAGTAATCATATTAAGTCTTTAGAAAAGTCTGCTAAAAAAACTGTTACACAAAAAGAAACTAAGATAGAAGAACTTATTAATGAAGTATCTGGTATTGATGCTG